TTAATCAATTGCTCACCTGAAAGAGTAGAATTGTCTCCACCACCTTGAGTGATTGTGTCACCTGCAACTATTGTACTATCTCCACCAATTAGAGGAGTTTTAACAACGTGAGAAGATTCGTTTGCGTTACCACTTGTTAAAGCAAATAATGCAGTCCAACCTGCAAGTACTGTAGGTTCGTTTGTACCTATTACTGCGTTTGGATAATTGTTAGTTCCTGGACTTGCACTTTGAATATCCCATTTTAGTTGGTATTTTCTGACGAACCAAAACCTTTGGATTTGTCCCATATTTTCAGGACAAGTAGAGGTAGGTATGTCTTCAAGAATACTTGCTTTAGGGCAGCAGTCCAAAAGAAATAAATTAGTTAAATTCATTTATCTAAATTTTAAAATGTATGCGTAGTTGCTACTGTCGTAATGGTAGTCCCTGTACCATCTTTGAAAGTATATAAAAGGTCGTAAGCGTGACCTGATGGACTTGATGCGAAATCAATCCATAATTTTGAATACACAGATTTCCCTCCTATGCATCCTAATGAAGTTAATGTAACAGGAGATGCAACTAAAGCAGGTGCTCCACCTGCAGGAGTGAAAGCTAAATCAACTGTATACACATCACAAGTGACAGTATTAGAAAGTTCTAATCTTGCTTCCTTTTCAAAACTACTTGAACCTAATCTATCATTAAAGACCTTAGTCATAAGACCAATAACAGGAGTATCAGTTCCACAGCAATTTAATTGAGGTGCAGGATTGATTTGTTCCCTTATAACATTCAATACTGTAATTTCAGCACTTGTTAAACTTGCATAGTCAATTTCTAAAGCATATAAATTAGCTAAAAATTGATTAAAACCATCTGTGCTAAATGCTTGAGGTTGTCCACTATCAAATGATGCTTTTGCAGCAGCTATTGTGAAAGGAGAAATTGTCAATAGATGATTAAGACTTGCTAAACATAAAGCAGAATATGATTCTAATCCTTGACTAAATTGCGAAGTTTTTAATACAAATGCCATATAAGTTTTTATTATTTGGTGTAAGATACCAAATTATTTCTATTTTTTCTAATTCCTTGCTCTCCATAACGAAAAGCATCCCAAATGTGATTGAACCTGTCTAAAGGTTTATTTGTTATTCTTCCGTCTCTTTTGTTTATTGTCCATACGTATTTTTGCTGTTCTTGTTTCCATAATTCATTAGAAACTATTTTTAATATTCCATAAGACTTTAAACTATTAATACCATTCCTTATACTATCACTTCCTTTTTTACAAGCCTTAACTCTATAATTTAGGTTTTTTAATTCTTTTATAGATTTAGGTTCAGCACTATCTGCCATAATCAAATCACCTGTTTTAATCCCTTTTTTTATTCCTAATTTATCTAATTCTTTTGCTATGTCTTGATTGGTTAATCCTGTTTTATACAATAATAATTCTCCATACAATACACCTTGACTAAGCACTAATTTGACTAATGTAGTAGGGTCATTAGTAAATCCAAAGTCCATTCCATAAGCTACTCTTTTAATATTTTCTTTTGGTACTTCTGCAATCCATTCTACATTTGGAAATACTACTCCTTCAATCTGTCCTGTTAACCCTAATCCATATACTCGCCATTTGTTTTTATCTATTGTTTTAAGCGCTTCTATTTTTTCCTTAATAGATTCTTTCAAAAAAGGATTAT